GAAATGAAAAGATTTAAAATTCCTGACAAAGATATACAAATGATGTTAAGTTCTGGTAAATCAAGTCAAGTGCCATATGTTATGGAACAATATGGTATGAGTGCATCTGATGTAGTTGACACTTTAAAACGTGGTGACCCATTAATTGAAGGATTAATGAAAGGTGGACGTGTTGGTTTAAAAGATGGACCAGCAGATCCTAGTAAAAGAACATTTTTAAAAATAATGGGTGGTCTAGCATCTATACCAATTGTTGGTAAGTTTTTTAAAGTAGCAAAAGTAGGAAAGACTGTAAGTAAAGTTCCTGTAATTAAAACTGCAGATGTTGCAGGTAAACCAGAATGGTTCGATGCATTAGTTAACAAAGTAATTCTTGAAGGTGATGATGTTACAAAAAGATTTGCAACAGGTGAAAGACAAACTGTTCATTCTAAAACACTTGACGATGGTTCCGTGGTTCGAGTTACACAAGACACTGACCAAGGTGCTGTAAGAGTTGAGTATGACAGTGATGCAAATGTTTTTGAAGATACAGTGCAAATGGAATATAAAAAAGAATTACCTGATGAAGGTAATCCAGATCCAAAAGCAGAGTTTACTACAGCAGAGTCAGGTGCAGTTGGCAGACAATCAGGCCCTGATGATTATGATATAGATGTAGATGAAGTTGGTGGTACAAGTATTAGTGATCTTGAGTCTGATGTATCGAAACTAAAAGAATATGCAACAGGTGAGAAATTAACTATGAAAGAAATAGTTAATTCAATAAACAGAAAAAAAAGAGCTCAAAATATAACAACAGATTCTGAAGCTCAAGTGGATTCTATAATTAGAAGACAAGGCGAAATGCTTGATGATCAAGATCTTGCAGACGAAATGGCAACAGGTGGACGTGCAGGATTTAAAATAGGTTCAGGTAAAAAAATTATACAAAAACTAACTAAACCTAAAAGGACTTTAAAAAGTATTGAAGAAACTGGCACGATAAATATGTCAGATGAAGGCATAGCATCAGAGTTTGAAAGATTTATGAAAGAAACTGATCCAGACGGATATGCTAAAATACAAAAAATAGTAGATGATCTTAATCAAAAAATAGAATTAAGAAATGCTAAAAAAGACAAAGGTCGTAAAGAAAATGCATCTGGCGGTGTTGCTTACATGTTAGGTGAATAATGAATTTATTTAATAGAATTAAATTTGCTGCTGCAGTATTTGACAACAATCCAGAAGTACAAAAACTTTACAAATCAGGTCAATTAAAATTTGCATCTGAAATAGACCAACCAGCCAAAAGACCAGACGTTGAAACAATGGAAGCTATCAATGCTTTTATGAAACGTAATCCTGTAGAAAAAGCTTACGGTGGTATGTTAGTTAAACCAAGTACCGATGGATCTAGACCTGGCTATGCTCCTAAAACAGGACACAAAGAAGAAACAGAAAAACTTTTACAATGGTTAAGAAATAATAGAGATACTTTTGATTTTGCTAACTCTAGTTCAGCAGATGTTTTAAAGGCATCTAAAGTAGATTTAGGTATAGGAACTGTACAAAAATATTTAGCAGAACAAGGAATACAAACTAAAACTGCAATAGCAAAAACACAAGATAAACCAAAATACACAAAAAAAGTTTTAGAAGAATTAAGAGAAGGATTACCTAGAGGTATTAGTTTAGAACAAACTAGACCAGGACAGTATTATTTTAAAGTTTTACTTAAAGGTAAAAAAGTAAACAAACCTAATATAACAAAATCAATGGTTGCTAATGAGGCTAATAAAAAAGAAATAATAGATTTTTTTAATAAAAAAGTAAAAGAATATTATCCAGGAAGAATAACTGATGACGAATTTAAAAAATTAAGATTAGAAAAAAAAGATATGACAACTGAACAGTTTGCTAAATTTTTAAATAGCAAAAATAAAACTACATATCTTGGTGAAAAATGGAATAAGGCTAGTGTCTCTACTTTGCAAAATAGATTAGATATAGGAGTGGGCACTACAGGTCCTTTGGTAAAAAGAACAGTAGAAGAAGCAAGAGCTATTATAGATCAATACCCTGGTGCTAAGTTTTTTTATTTACAAAATCCAAGTGATAGTGAAATAACAAGATATGCTGCTGATTTAATATCACAAGAAAAAACTGGTGCTAAAGGCGGTAAGAAAGGTTTTCCTGTAGGAAACACAAAAGAAAATAAAATGTTTCGTAATTTTTATGATTCTTCTTTAAAACCAAACGGAAGAATGCAGTTAATTACAAAAGTGCCTACAGATGCAGATGGTAGGATAAATTGGAAAAAGAAAGATGCAAATGGTGTGCCTGCTTGGAAGAAAGCAAAGTTTTTTGATAAAAAAACTGGAGCAACATTTTCTTGGGGTGCAAATTATCAACCAGGAGATTTAGAAAAACAAGTAGACGCTGCTTACGGAAAAGGTTTTTTTAAAAACTCTGTGAGAGTATATGATGAACAAGCAACAATAAATAGAAAAACTTTTAATGGCAAAGCTTTAAATGAAATTTTTAGAGAAGGATTATTAAAAAAAGAATTAGAACTAAAACTTAATAGATCTTTAACAAATTCAAAAGCAGATCAAAAATTATTACAAGAATTTTATGCATTAAGAAAACCAAGTTTTAGTTTTACTGAGGCTCATCATATAGAAGGTGTAGGAGAGAATCCATTTAGAATGGAGTTGTCATATAGAGCTGCAAATAGAAAACAAAATAACTTATTAAATTCTTACAACGCAGGTAATATAACTAAAGCAGAATACATCGCTGGAATGGAAAATCTTGGTGATACTAAAGGAGGCATTAGATTTAAAACTGATGGTAGATTTATTGGAACTACTGGAACTACTGAAAGTATAATTAAAGCTGCAGGAGCAGATATAGATATGAAACCTGCACAAATAAAAAAAATCATAGCATCTTTTGGTAGTGGTACTTGTGCCGTGGAGTTTGGTAAAAAGGGACAAAGAGATGGTGGTAGAACAGGGTATAAAACAGGAACAGTTGGTCTTGATGATTGTTTTAGAAGTGGTGTAGATAACATCAATAAAGGAAACTACAAAACAGCCGACCAAGTAAATGATGCAAGAGGTCTTTTATTAAGAAGTAAAAATCTTTTACGAGCAATAACTAAGTATGGTGTTTTACCTGAACTTGCATTTATTGGTTTAGAATCAGCAGGTAGAACTATTATGGGTGATAGTGTTGGTGATGCTATAAAAAAATCTATAGACACATTTACGTTTGGATTAACTGATTTTACATCTGATATAAATAAAAAAGAATTTGACGCTGCTGGAGGTTTTGGTGACATGAAACTTAACGTAGATAAATACAAAGCAAACTTTGATAAAGTGCAAGCATTAAAAAGAGATATACAAAATCTTGAAGCAATGAATGTTGGTAGTGAGTTTGGTTACATAGGTAATAGAGATAATGAAATAGCTTTTAAAAAAGCTGCATTAAAAAAAGCAGAACAAGAGCTTTTGTCAAGTAAATTACCAGAAGCACAAATGAAAACAATAAGTAGAATGGAAGCTAATTTAGCTGATGCAAAATCAGCAAAATCTCCACTATCTAAAGCTGCATTAAAAGATCAAATGGAGGGTATATCAACATTTGGTTTAGGTGATTATACGGGAACAGATTCAGGTCGTATGTATCCGGCAGAACGTAAAGTAAATCTAGATACAGATATGTTTCCAAGTTTTAAAAGAGATATAGATAATTTAAATAAAGCAAAAGCAACAGGGTTGCTTAATATAGATAAAGAAATATTATCACAAAGATTAGATGCTGAAGGAGTTGATGCAGATAGAAAAAAAGAATTTTTAAATTACGTAGATTATTTTACTAATTTAGATAATATGACTTTAAGTGATGCAGAGGTAATATATAGTCCAGAACAAGTTTACGGAACTCAAGGTACTTTTGGTGGCGAAGCTATACCACAAAATCCAGCGTATGATTTTTCCGAAGGCGGTATTGCAGGATTATCTGGTGGTGATAAATCAGGCCCAGCACCAGAGTCAGGACCACAATCACAAGGGTTGCAAGGTCTTATGAATCGTGTTAAGAATAGATAGGAGTATAAATGGCAGATATAGATAAAGGACTCCCTAATACACGTACTAAAGTTGAACTTCCTAACGAGGAAGAAATGGATGTTAGTGTACAAGAGGAAGTTTCAGATAAAGGACCAGTAGAAGTTACACCAGAAGAAGATGGTGGTGCAACGATTGACTTTGAACCGGGAGCTATTAACATACCGGGAACAGAATCACATTTTGATAACCTAGCAGATATTTTACCAGACGATGTTTTATCACCTATCGGTGGTGACATGGTTGCTAATTATTTAGATTACAAAGCATCAAGAAAAGAGTGGGAACAATCATACACAAATGGTTTAGATCTTTTAGGATTTAAATATGAAAATAGGTCAGAGCCATTTCAAGGTGCTTCAGGTGCAACACACCCAGTATTAGCAGAAGCAGTCACACAGTTTCAAGCGCAAGCATACAAAGAATTATTACCAGCTGACGGACCAGTAAGAACACAGGTAATCGGAGCTAAAACGCCAGC